GGACGAATATTTTGATTTTATAAAAAAGCCTTTTAAGTATCATTTATCTGCTGTTTAAAATTTATGCGAATTATTCCGGCTGGTTCCGAAAGAGAAAGCGCCTTCGGCGACGGAAACCATTTTTTGATTGATAATCCAGATGCCGCCTTCGATACAGTCCGGCCCGTCGGCAGGCGATTTCATTTGCGGATTAACGAGGAGAAACTGTTCGACTAAGCGTTTCATGTTCGGATTTTCCTTTTCTTTCTCGTTGAAAACGAGTTTTCCGAGCCGGTTAAGCGGTTCGAGGTTTCCTTCGATACGCGAGAACTTGTCCGGCTTTTTACGCTCGTCCGGCGTGATTCCGATAAATCCTTTTGTATGCGCTTCCTTAACGAATAGAGGCACAAAAACCTGTTCGTAGAAAGGATTTTGAAGCGTGTTGTTTTCGATGTAATAATAGAGTTGCGTTTTGTCGCCGACGTAATCCCGGAGCGCATAGTACCAGTTTACAAAATCGGCGTTTGTTGTGTGGTTGATAAAGCCTTTGATGACGTAATAAGTACCTTCGAAGCATCCGACCAAGAAAAGCGACTTGTACGAGCCTTTTCCATCCTTGGCATTCGATGGAGCCGGATCGCCGTAACCGATCAGGAAGCGAAATTTTTCCAATGGCGGAACTTTTCCGTAGGTCATTTCAGAGAAAACCGTTCCTTCGGTAATTGGATTGTTCATGTATTCCTTTTGAAAAGAGGCGAAGCCCATAAATTCCTCTTTATCCCTGATACGCTGTTCCGTCCAGAGTTCTGGCCAGGATGGTTTGCCGTGCTTGTCCCGGACGTTTACCTGCGTAACGAACATGCCTTCCGAAGCTTCGATGTTTGCCAGCACGCTTTGCTTACTGATCAGGTTACCCACCATAATGAATCGGCCGCCTGCAGCGCCGAAAGAGCCGAAAAGGGCTTCCTTTACCCATTTGGTGAGTTTATCGACACGCTCCTTACTCAGGCAGAGTTCGTCGTCGTCCAGGTCATCAATGACAATATAATCGGGCCGTTTGTCTCGGTAGCGAAGTCCGCGAGGCGATTGACCACGCCCGCGAGCAAAGAAGGCGACTCCGCTTTTTGTTACGAATTCGCCAAAAACCCAGTGTCCGGCATTGTACTGTTCGCCGAAGTCGTTAATAAAGCGCCCGTTGTACTGAAGTTCAGCCTGCACATCTGAAAGCAGCGTATTGGCAGAGTCCTGAGATTTTCCGACAAGTACCATGACATTAATTTCCCGTTCTTCCTGCGCCATCATCCACATGGGAATGAATACGCCGATATGAGTGCTTTTGGCGTGTCCGCGCGCCCACTTGAATACGGCGCGAAGGTTTTTGTTTTCTTTGATTTTGTTTGCCGCTTCGATGTGAAATCGTGCGCTTGGAATAATTTTACCGTCTTTTCCTGTGCACCAATGCGGGAAATAGTATTCGACAAAAAAGGCATAGTCTTTACGGGCGCGCCGGATGCGATCCATTTGCTCCTGTTTGGATTCGGATTCATCGACGGTTGTAAATCTTTCAACGTCCTCGATATGCTTGTTCCAAATCTCAAGACTTCGTCTAAGCGCCGGATTGTTTGGGTTCATTTGTCCTTCTTTTTTCCTTTTTTACTGTCGATATACCTGACCTGAAGTAGGTTTTCGGCTTTAATAATAGTTCCTTCCGGATCGATGGACAATAAGTCTCGGTACCGGTTAATTTCACAAACGATGTTGCTTTCCGTGTGGTGTTCGGAAACCCATTCACCGAATTTTCTGAAAGTTTCCGCTTTTTCCATTACCGCTTGTACGTTTTCCATTTCGGCGCTCAGTACGTCGAGTTGTGATAAAATACTTTCTGTCATAGTTTTATATATTTATGTGTTCATTAACATACATATCCTGATATTTATTGAGCGTGCGGATAAAATCGGGCGTTATTTCGCGGTCGAAGGAGGAGCGCTGCTGAATCCAACGTGTAAAAGTCATAAAGGCATCCATCACGTTTACGATGTTTGCCTTTTTGTCCAATTTTTCGATGGCGGCAGCGAACTTTACCAATTTATCCGGGAGCGCGGATATAAGTTCCATATCGTTGCTTTCATAAACTTGATCCAGTATTTTGTTAAGCGCTGCCAGCGATTTATTGACGAGTTCCGGACGGGTAATATTCATTCCGGCGCGTTTGTTCGCCCACGATTCAGCGGTAGCCCACCGGCAGACTGTCTGCTCGCTGACGCCTGTTTTCCCGGCGATTGCCTTTTGTGTATCCCCCTGCATGTAATACATGCGGGCAAGTTCTTTTTTGGAATCGAGTTCCTTCTTTGTTGCCATTTGCATCAATTTTTGATGCAAACATACATTTTTTACGGTCTCGCATAAAGTTTTGTATTAAGCCATAATATAATTGTGTTATAGCATAACACGATTTTTGACAGTCGCGCGAAAGTTTTTTTACTTTGCCGGAAAATTATTTGAAAAAATGGCAAAGACATTTGTTCTACACGATGAATCGGTTAATTCATACGGTTTCCGGATGCTTACCTCCGGAGCGGATTTGTCTGAATTCCGCAAAAATCCGATTATGCTGCTTGGTCATGACGACTGGAGCCTTCCGATAGGAAGGTGGGAAAATATCCGGGTAAAAGACGGAAAGATACTCGCCGATCCGGTTTTTGATATGAAAGACGAAAGGGGTCGCCAGGTAGCAGGAAAAGTAGAAGATAATTTTATCCGCATGGCATCCGTTGGGGCATGGCCTCCGGAGGAACTGTCGGACGAACCGGGATTGAAGTATCCGGGACAGACAGGGCCTACAGTAACCAGGTGGAAGATACGCGAGGCGTCGATTGTAACGATAGGCGCCAATCATAATGCGATATGTTTCTACGATACTAAAGGAAAGATTATCGACCTGAATGACAGCAAACAATTAATCAGTCTGCTTGAAACTTCGGCCGGCAAAATAACAAACCATAAAAAAGAAGAAAGTATGAAAAGTTTATTAGTGATGCTTGGGCTTGCCGATAACGCAAGCGAGGGCGAAGCCGTGAATGCCCTGCGGGGTATAATCTCGAACTGCGACCGGCTAAAAGCCGAGAACTTGACTTTGACGGCGCGTATTGATGCGCTGGCAAAGGCCGAAACCGATAAGCGGAAAGCCGATGCGGTTTCTCTTGTGGAATCTGCCGTGAAGGACGGACGCATTGATGCCAAGGCAAAGGACAGTTATTTGAAACTGTTCGACGCCGATTTTGAAAGCGCAAAGGCTGCTTTGGATTCTATTCCGAGACGTCAGTCGGTAGTGGGACGCATTGAGGCTGCTGCCGCAGGGTCGGCAACCGAACTGGGCGACCTTCAAAAGATGACATGGGATCAGCTCGATAAGGCGGAAAAATTGACCTTGATGAAGGATCAGTATCCGGATGTATATGCGGAAAAGTTTGAAGCCCGCTTCGGCTGCAAACCCCAATGATTGTTTAACTTTTAATATTGTAAAAAAATGGGAAAGATTTTTAAGGGGTTAACGTTACTCCTGTTTAATTTGATGATGTGCCTTGGGATTTCTGCGGCAACAGGATTTAATCCGTTTGTGCTGATGGGAGGGGGCGCGATTTTGAGCGCCTTTGGGACGGGTTCGGTCGGAAGTCTGAATGCGGCTATACAGAGGGAAATATGGATGAACGCTATTGTCGAGGGCTTGTTTGCCGATAACAGTTTTCTATCGAAGGCTTTTAATGCGGATGTATTTGTCAATCAGGGAAAGTGGGTGCATATACCGAATGCGGGTGCGCCGTCTAACGTGGTTAAGAATAGAACAGTTAAGCCTGCAAACGTGAGTACGCGTACCGATTCACCCTTAAGTTTTATGCTGAATGAGTTTACAACCGATCCGATTTACATACCTCACGCCGATACGGTCGAATTATCCTATAATAAACGAGAATCTGTATTAAGACAGGATAAGGCGGTTCTTCAGGAGGTAGTAGGCAACGATTTTCTTTATGCATGGGCTCCCGGCGCCGCTAATACGATAAGCACTACAGGCGACGCTACAGTTGCGCATACGGATGCCGCTGTCGGAAATCGCTTGAAATTAACAAAGTCGGATGTATTAAAAGCTATGACAAAATTTAACTCGGACAATATTCCTCAAACAGAAAGATATCTGTTGCTTGATGCTGTGATGTATTCCGAACTGTTGGATGATTTAACGACACAGGAATCACAGGCTTTCCACGCCGGCGTAGATACGGCAAACGGAATTGTCGGTAAACTGTATTCCTTCAATGTGATGATTCGAAGTAAGGCGCTTCGATATACTGCTGCCGGAGTCGCTAAAGAATGGACTGCTGCCGGCGCTGCAACCGACAACGCTGCCGCACTGGCATGGCATTTTAATAGTGTATGCCGGGCGCTTGGCGAAGTGGTTGCTTTTGAGAATATGAGCGATCCGACCTGGTACGGTGATATTTATTCGTTCCTTGTTCGCGCCGGCGGCCGGCCGATGAGGGCAGATGTAAAAGGATTATTAGCAATCGTTCAAGCGACTGCTTAAAAACTGTTTAGATGATGACTGCACGCGGTTTAAGAAACAACAATCCACTCAATATCCGTATTAGCGGAGAATCATTTCAGGGAGAAATCCGTCCGGGAACAGATAAGGCTTTCAAGCAGTTTATATCTATCCCTTATGGATACCGCGCTGCATTTGTCATACTTGGAACCTATCTGTCGCGGGGTCAAAATACGATCGAAAAAATCGTTAAGGTTTGGGCTCCCCCTTCCGAAAATAATACGGAAAGATATATAGTGGATGTCGAAAAATGGTCGCTCGTGAAGCGGAACAAGATATTAACGGCCTTGGATGGCGAAGATTATGTAAAAATAGTGATTGCAATGAGCCGGGTTGAAAATGGAGTACCAGCCAATCCGGCTGACGTTCGGGCCGGATTTGATATGCAGAATAAAATCAAAAGTCGTTTGTACTGATGAGTAATCTTCAATTCCTTGATATAATAAACATTGTGACTCCACTTATTGGAGGAGCGATCGGATGGTTCGTCGGACGCCGCAAGCAGAAAAATGATTTTTTAAATGATTTGCAAGCGTCTATTGACTTGCTGGCGGAGAAAAACAGGGATCTATATAAGGAGGTAATTACCCTAAGGAGCGAAAGTTCAAAACTGCAGATTAAGGTAGAGGATTTAACGCACGAGAATGAAAAGCTCCGCATTAATATTGAATATCTTAGCAGTAAATTAGAGGGAGTAAAAACAATTACAAGAAAAATTCAGGCCAATGAAACGGATTGATTTTGCGGAAAAGGTAATAATCATACTCGGCTTATTAGCAGAAGCAATGGCAATTCTTTTGATTTTTGCGATGCTTTCGTCTTGCAAGGTAAAGAAGCAGGAAGAAATCAAGCGGAGCGAAAAAACCGAAGTTTTACTCAATGTAAAAACAGGTGAAACCAAAAGCGACAGCCTTGTGAACGTAGTTCGTAATATAGTGATAGACGAAATGACAAGGGAGTTTTACGCCTGGGTTGAAATATTTAAGTATTCAGAACCCGACAGCGAAGGAAATCAGTATGTTACCCATAAGGCGACTGTTAATATTACCGATAAGTCAAAAACAAACAAACAGTCTGAAACGGTTGATTCTACGATTAACAACAGCATTTCCACTAAAACCGCAGAAGACAATTCAAAAATTAAAACTGAAATAAAAAACGAATCGAAAGTTAAAAACGAGATGGATTCCAAAGGATGGATAAATTTCGCAGTAATTTTAGGTATTGGATTCCTGATAGGTTTAGCAGCAATAATTTATAATAAATTTAAGTAAAATGGGAAAAACAAGCAAACCTGCGAGCAAACCCGCTCCAGAAATAGAAGAAAATAAAAATGTTGCGCAATCTGGGCCTGTAGAAACTCCACAGGAACCAACCGGAACGCAACCGGAACCGCATGCGGAAACACCGCAGAAACCCGATAAAGACGCATTTTCCAAAAGAGCAAAAGAACTGCTAAAAGACTTTGGAAAAGATGTAATTTACCGCTGCCCGAAAAACGGACAATGGTTCACAAATGAGCAATATGCGAATAATTATTCAAAACAAATGAATATTAAACTTGAGGTTTACAAAAATGAGTAAAGTAAGAAACATAGGCATGGTTTCCATCGAGATGGGGCCATTAGCGCCGGACGGCGGACTGTCAACGACAATGACGTCGCTTGGCAGAACATATCGCGAGACGGCTTCAATCACACAGGAAGATAACACGAAACAGGATTTTATGGTCGAGGAACAGGATGATCCGATTGAATCCATTGTTACCCAAAAAGGGGCAACAAACATTGTATGGGATGTTGTCGATTTTGATCCGCTCGAACTGAAAAGAGTTTGGGGCGGCGAAGTGGTTAACGACAGTTGGAGGGAACCGGACGAATTGCCGGAAATTGAACAGTCGGTTAAACTTACGCCCAAAATCGGGCGTCCATTTACTTTCCCGCGCTGTAAAATTTCGGCTGTCCTGGTTTATAACGCAACGCGCACGGATATCGCACGTATCCGTGTGACTGCGCGTAAACTGAAGCCAGAAAAAGAAGGGCTTTCGGCTATGATTTGGGGTGATCTGGCGATATAATCCAATTATATTATGGAAAACCTGAAAGTCGAAAAATCAGTAGTGGACGCCATTTTAAACAATGGCGTTCGCTTTGATTTGGGAAAGGATAAAATCACCATTCGGCCGCTGCTGTTTGGAACCATCCTGACCATTTGCGGGCGGATCTGCGAGGGCGGACTTTCGCTTGAGGAGGTAACCAAAGGAGCGGAAAACATCCCGGAATTTGTGGTTAAATACGGTGATCTGATGCTTGAATGTGTTGCCATTGCGGAAATCAACAAACGCGATGAGTTTACGGACAAGAAAATTCAGGAGCGGAAAGATTATTATGCCGATAACCTAACCGCTCACCAAATATATGAACTGTTTGCCTATATGCTGCGACTGAGCGGCATACAGTCTTTTGTGAGCGCTATCAGATTGCTTTGGATGATGAAGAAGACGAATCTGAGCCCGCGGGAAAAGATAGAGGGGAGTTAAAAGGCGGTTATAGCCCCTTTGGCGTAATGTACCGGATACAGAAAGAAACCGGCTGGACGGATGAGTACCTGCTTTGGGAAATTTCATGGGTAAATGTACGGATGAAACTGATTGACGAATTACATTACGATTATTCTACAAAAGACGAAAAAACAATAGAAAGCGAAGATGAATTAATTCAATTCCTTGAAGAAAACAAATGACTACGGATCCTGTTGAAATAAAATTTCAGATAAATAACGACGAACTGGCGCAGCAGTCTCAAATGGCTGTTGATGCCATTATGGGGATTGGGAAATCTTCTGGAGATGTAAAATCTGAATTAATCGAACAGATACAAATACAAAAACAGGTAATTTCACAACTTGAAACTCAGGCAGATGCTTTTAAAAAAGCATTCGACAAGTTAAATGTCAGTACACAGAACCCGGAAGAACTAAAACAAAGGCAGGAAGCATTAAAACTCTATAAAGAGGCGAGACGCGAATTAGACAGCGAAAAGCAAGGATTGCAGGAACTTGAAGCTCAATATAAAAAAATAACAGTTCCACAAAACATCTATTTAACACAAATACGGAAAATCACCGAAGAAATGATATCCTTGCGTGTGGAAGGAAAGCAAGAAACCGAGCGTTATAGAGAACTCGAAGCACAGCTTCAAAAACTTGGCACTGCCTACAACGAAGTTGCTAAGGAAAAGAAACTAATGACTTCGGGCGACAATTCTACGATTGCCGGCATTGCATCCGGTATATCAGGCCTTGCGGGAGCTTTCGCCGCCGGGCAGGGAGTTGCATCGCTGTTTATTAAGGATAATGAAAGACTTGCAGAAATACAGACAAAATTACAGGCGGCCATGTCTATTACTATCGGCTTGCAGGAGGTTTCAAATACGCTTCATTCTACAAGCGCATTTATGATAAAAACCGTTACGCAGGTAACACAGCTATGGACAGGCGCAGTCAACAAACTAACCGTTGCTCTTGGAGGTTCCCGTATTGCGGCGCAGGCGATGATGGGTGTTCTTACTCTCGGACTTTCAGTTGCTATCGGATTTGCCGTTGATTGGTTGAATAAATACATTGAGAAACAACAGAAAGCATCGGAGGAACAGAAAAAATTTTCACAGGCCGTAGCGGAAAATTCCGCACAGTCTATTGCCGATTTTGAACGGCTCAGGAAGTCATACGAAAAGGTTGGAGATACGATTGAGGCTAAAACGGATTTTATCATTAAAAATCAGGATGAATTTAAGAAACTTGGCGTTCAGATAGATAATGTTACAGAAGCAGACAATATTTTTATTAAAAATGCGGCCGCTTTTAAATCATCTATTTTGTTAAGAGCGCAGTCGATAGCTGCTATGGAGCTGGCAGCGGAAAAATATAAGGCATCGCTTCAAAAAATGCTGGATGCCGAAAAAGCAGGAAAAGCGCTCGATGAGTTAAAAAAGCAGGAGAAAAATTTAGGCGTAGTTGATTTTATTACAGGTAAAAGCAATAAAATTCATAACGAAATTCAAGAATTATCAAAAGTACAAAATACGGCTGAAGAAGAAAGAAAGAAATTTGAATCGGAAGCAGATGCTATTGTTAATAGAAGCATACAATTAGACAAACAAAGAACCGAACTATTACAAAATGCAAATATTAATAATGCAAAGAAACTTACGGAAGGGACAAAAGCATATTGGGAAGATCAACTAAAAACGCAAGAAGAAGCATTAGCCAAACTTAAAAATACGGATGTCGGTTCTGATGAGTGGAAACGAATTTCAGCCGAAAGAGATAAGGCTAAACAAGCATTAAAGGCTTGGGATGATCCATCGACGCCTAAATCTTCAAGAAGTTCCGATCGGGAAGCCCAGCGCCAATTAGACGCAGCCCAAAAATTAGACGAACAACTCAGACGGATGGCGCTCGAAAAACAACAGTTTGACTTAAACATGCAGCAAAAATCCATCGACCTGATGGAGGATGGATTTTCCAAACGCGAAGCACAAATAAAATTAGACTACGAAAAGGAACTGCAAGCGGCCCGTGAATTTGCTGAAAATAAATTGAAACAGCAGCAGGAAATGGAGCGTCAAAATTATATCCAGTCGCACGGCGGGAATGATTTTGGTTTTTCGCCTTTCACAACTACCATCGCTGCTCTGCCGGATGAAGTTCGGGCTCAAATCAGTCAAATGTATGATGCTGCGAAGGCTGAATTAGATCGTGGAAATGAACTGCTTGGTAGGGAGTTGGAAGATTTCATGAATGAACAGGAAATGCGGCTCGCAACTTCATTAGAACGGGAATTAAATGATATTGAAAAGAATTACAGGGATAAAATCAGGAAGGTAGCCGGCAATGAGGAGCTGATTGCGAAACTCAAAGAAGATAAAGAAAAAGAAATCCTTGAGGTCAACACCCGCTATCAGATGGATCAGTTGGATTTTGAAAAAGACATCTTACTCAAAAGAATGGACTTGTCGAATAAACGCTATTTATTTGAAGCCGATAAGGAAAAGGCTATATTGGAAGTAACCGAAAAATATGCGATAAAAAGACTCGAACTGCTAAAAAAACTTCAATCGGAAGGTATTAAAGGATTAGAACAAGAAATTGAGGAGTTAGAAGTATATATTGATGGGCTGAATAAAAAACTGAATGACATACCGGTAAAGAAAATTCAGGAGGCGCTATCCGGAATTAAATCCATATCCGGAGCGTTGGGTGGACTTGGAGGAGAAATTGGAGAGGTGTTTTCATCGCTTGAAAGCGCTGTTGATTCTGTTAGCGAACAGATGAAACAAGCAAAATCAGGAACTACAGACTATGCAAGTTCAATAGCTACGGCAATTCAAGCAATTGTAAATATTATAAATATGGTTGCTTCCGCGAATTCAAAGCGAAAACAAGCGGAAAGAGAATATTACCAAAA